CCATCTTCTCTTTCTTCATGTACTTTTGGCACAAATAGAAAGACTTAGCAGCGACATCTTCCAGTGCGTCGTGTACGTGACCTTCCCTGGTAGCAAGTCGGGTACGCATTTGAGCATCAATGATAGCCATCTCAGTCGCTGTACGTGCGCCAGTTACTTGACCCCGTGCTGCTTCAGCAAGTGCAGAGATAAAGGCGGCGTCGTCTTCTTCTCGGGCAATAAACTCTTTGATGCCCACAGGAGTGTCAGGCATCGGCATTTCATAAAACAAACTACCAAGTGATCGGAGAGCCTCACTGTTCTGTGGACTGATGCCCACGAAAGAACCTGCAGATGCTTCGACTGCCTTGTTTAGGTCTTCTTCTGTTACACGTCCAGAGTCGTACATGATGCGTGGAATCATCAGATAAACGATCTGCTTCATGTGTGTCAGTAGGTCGTTGACGGTTTCTTGTTGGTCAAGAACCAACTGAACCTCACTGAGACCCAAGCAGTCTACACCTGAGTGGTTCAGGCTGAACATGCTGTATGGGATGTAATCGATCTTATCTTCAAAGAGTACGACATCAGCTTGTTGGTTGTAGTGCTTAACCGTACCGCTTTCTCGATCGTAGTATTCCCAGACAGTGACCCACTGGAAGAAGTCGCGTACAGAGCTTGCGTTCTTCTGGTTGTGACCGCCGAGCATCCAAGAAGGATACCGGTCTGGCTGGACCTGCGACATGTCGCGGACTTTGTAGATACCCTGATCTACGCGACGCTTAAACTCTGCGTAGGGCAACACCGTGGCCTCAAGCCAGTATCGGATATCGTCTACGTCGCGAACAGTGAGGTCGAAGAATAGCGCAGACGGGTCTACAACCTTAATAACGGGAGTGTCTTTTTCGCTATCCCAACCTGTCTTGAAGATACCGCGCTTACAAAGCACAGCATCGATGAGCGCTGTGGCTGCTCGCCGACGTACCTTGTTTGCGTCGAAGATATAGTCGAGCAAACCACTCACGGCAGGTGCGGCGACTTGGCTTCGAGGATTCCTCGGATTCGCTGCAACCTTCGGGTTCGGTCCAAGTAGCGAGCTGATGGCGGTGTCTGCAATAGCGTAGATTAAGTTTTTACTACACATCATATTGCGTGATGCGTCTGTAAAAGCAGACTCTGCGCCTCCTGCGTTCTGGGTCCAGAACTCACCACGATAATAGCGTCGCGCCTTTTCAAACGCACGTTTCTCATAGGAGTCGTAGTACCGCAGATGACGGTCGATAAGAGAAGATAGCTTTGCCATGTTTAACGCTTCTTCTTTCCGGCCTCTTTCTTGGCCTGGGTCTTGAGCCCGTTGAGCAACTGGTAGTAGTTGTCCTCGTTCTTTTTCTTCTTATGGCCTTTCATAGCTA